TATAAATGATATGCTCTAAAATCATATTCAAATAAATAATCTTCTTTTGGGATTATAAATTCTCTTGTATTATCATTTTTATTTAAAGCAGCAAAATTTACTCCATTAAATGAATTAGAAGGACGGGTTGTAAAATTATATAAATTATATTTTGAATATATTTTATTATCTTTTATTGAAAATTTAGGATATTTTAATTGAAAGTGTTGATTAAAAACATCGTTATTTAACGATATTCCCTGTTTTTCAATATAATACATGACCCATATATATTCATTATTATAAAACGTGTTAATTAATTGATTTCCAATATAATCTTGAATATAATAATATATAGATTCTTGTTCTTCATAATGTTTTGTAATTGGAATGAATGAATTTAATTTTGGATGTGATTTAAAAGAACTTTCTATATATTTCGCAACCGTTTGCTTATAATTTGGTATTTCTAATTTATATAAAGATTCTTCTAAATGTAATAAATTTATATCAATTACTCTATCTATAAGAAAATCATTTCCTAGTAAATATATTAAATCTTTTTTATAAAGACAATAAATTTTTGGATGTTTTAATAAAAATTTCTTAACAATTTCTATATTTAATTCAAACCCATCATTATGATTTATTGAAAACATAAATCCTTTATTATCTTCTAAATTTCTGTAATATATTAATGAAACCGAAGTTAATAAAGGATGATAATTGTGATTTAATGTAATTATATTAATATAACAATCTTTATTAAAAGAAAGTTTATTTAATTGTTGTTCTGTTTCTACTAACCAAAAACTCATTTTTCATAACTTTTATTCTTATTAACATATAAAAAACATTTTAAAAATCCAAATTATAATTTAGAATATTTTAATAAATCTGTTAAGTATTCTCTTATTCCTATAAAATTCTTATTTTTTATATTTATTATTCTTTTATTTGTATTTTGGGTAAATTCTTTATCTTTTTCATTATCTGTAATCATCCAAAACATAGATACAACATCCCATTTTGGGTAGTTATATATTCCTCCTCTTTTTAATATATCATCATATGTTTCAAAATCTATTTCAATTATTTTATAATCTCTAATTTTTCTTTCTTTAGCAAAATATCTTGTTATTTTTTTATTTTGAAAATCTTGTTGTGTTATTGTTGGTATAAACGGTTTTGGTTCTGTAAAAGTAGATAATTCTATTTGAGGGTTTAATTGAGTATATTTTTTAGTTGAATAATTATTAACTAAGTTATTATTTATTTCATCTTTTTGTTTTAATCTTGTTAATTTTATGCTATTTTTGGTTTGGGGATTTTTACCTGTATAAAAATTTCCATCAAAAGTAATATAATAATCTCCAACATAATTAGAACCATCAGGAAGTAAAAATTCATTTCCTGATGTTTTTTTGTTAGGTATTATTCTAGATTTAGGAAAGTATGGCATGTTAAATTTTATTGAAAAAACAATTATAATATTCTATCTTTTTTTGTAATATATCTTTAACATTATAACCAACGGCATCTAATGCTTTTTCGAAATAGTTTGAGTCAAATTGATTTACATTTACTTTATCATTAAAATAATGAGCAGCTATTTTAGCTCCAATTATAGGATCATTAACCAAATCTGGATTATTTAATATATCTATTTTACTTAACTGAGCATATCTTTTATAATTTAAATATCCTGTCAATTGTATATAACCTCTACCATAATATTTTCCTCCATCAGATATATTTCTATTATTTACTCTAGAAGGATAATATTCTCCATATACTATTTTAAAAAATTCTTTTTTAGTTATACCTTTTTTAGTAGCTCTTTTATATTGAGATTCAGATAAATAAGGAAATACCTGTCTTATTCTAGAATCTGAATATATATGTTTTTCTTCTTGAGGTATTAATCCAGATTCACCAGCAGATATTGCTATTAGTGATGCTATTGCTTGTGGAGATATTAATCCAATTTCTCTAGCTGATTTTTTTAAATGTTCTATATTAGTTTTTACTATATTAGATTCTAATAATTTAGATGCTCTTCTGGTGCAATTATTTATTAATAAAGATTGTATTGGGGATAGAATTGTATTTTCTTTTATAATTTCTGATATATTTGTTTTGGGTGATTTAGAAATTAAATCTTCTTTATCAAATCTAATATTTATTGTTTGTCCTGTTATTTTAGTAATCCATTTATTGTCTTGGAAATTTTGGTTAATAGAATGTAATATAAAAGCAATTTTAGTTTTACCGTCTTTAGTTAAATAATTAGATGGTAATAAATTTATAGGGATTGTAAAAGCTGAATTAGGGATTATTCCTGATATTCCATCCATACTTAAACTAAAATCCAAGGGTATTATTGTTATTCCTTTATTTGTTGGGTTTGTATATAACCTATAATTGGCTATCAGTTCTTTATATATATTAAATGATGGTTCTAGGAGGTTTTGATTTATAATAAAACCATTACTACCTTCAATTATATTTTTAATATGTGTTTTTAAAGAATTTAATGATTCTTGATTTATATTCTTTTGTTGAGATAATGTTGATGATGTTTTTTTATATTTTAAATACCTATCCTCTAATCCTCTTGATAAATTAGATATAGCAAATGAATCCTCACCTAATGTATCAGGTTCAGCCTGTGCTGCTATAGTTATCATACTAGCCATTTTAGGTCCTATTTTTGATTTAAAATTATAATCATAAACAATAGAATTTTTTCCAAATAATGGTAATTCAGTATATTTCTCTATACTATCAAATTCTTCATATGAAAGAGTTTTTATATCATCAACAATTTTTACAGATTTAGAAGTATCATCAACTAATAATCTAAATTCATTAAAATTTCCCATAGATTTTGATATATTAGATAATAATGTGTTTAAAAATTCACTTAAATAAACAAATCCATTCTCTTCTCTATTCCTTAATTCTCGAAGTATATCAGTAATATGATTAATATTAACTAATATATACATCATATTTGCTCTTACTTTATTATTATCAGTATCTAAATAAGCATTAACAAATTGATTATAATTATTACCACTTATGTTTTTTTTAAATATATTATCTTCAATTAATCCTATCTCTAATGGGTTATCTTCTTTACTTATATTATTAGGTATTAAGCATATTTGAGGATCTAAAGATATTTGACCATTAAATGTAGAACAATAATTTAGAGAATCATTAAAATCAATATATATGTAAGGTTTTCCATCTATATTATTAGATGAATCATATATCATCCCAGTAGCTGTTAATATTGATAATAAATTACCTAATGTTATGTATATTTGAGGTTGTAAATTATTTATATCTATTGATGGGGAGTTATCATTTATACTATACATTACACCAAATACATTAAATAATATTTGTCTTAATATAGGTATTTTTTCTAATGTTTCTTTTTCTGAAATTAATGAATGATGGTTTCCTCTTTTAGCTATAAGATTATTATCTTGTAGTTTACCATTTTCATCAAATTTTAAAAAATTATAAGGGCATTGAGAAAATATATTATTTAATATATTTCTGTAACCAGAATCACCTGTTCCATTAACCATTACACCATTCTCGAAATTAAATTTCATATGATATTGACTAATGTCGAATAATGCTCTATTTAATATAGATAAATCTCTATCTCCTATTAATGATGATAAATTTTTCTTCTCTTCTTCATCCAACCCAGCAATTTCACTCTCTATTTTAGAAAAATTAGATTGATTATTAGAAGATATATTTTTAATAGATTGGTTTATTTTTAATGATTCTAAAATATCACCAGCACCTACCATTTTTATATTACATAAATAAGTCCCATCAGGTTTACACTCCCAACCAAAATTAGAAACAGTCCCTAACATAGCATCATAATTACCCGAGTGTTGGATTCTTTTTCTTTGAATTTCTTTTACTATATCTTCTTTTGAAGTAAAAGTATTAAATAAATTCATTGGGTTTGGTTGATATAATTTAGATTGATCATTATTGTCTAAATAATATGTATGACCCCACTCTAAAACCATAGAAAAACCCAATTTCATATAAAGGGCTTCATATATTTCTAATTGTTCTAAATCATAACAAATAAAACTTATATCTGCATATTGTAATGTTCCTAATTTACCGGCAGACGATATATCTATACTAGTAATACCTGGTAATGGCTTTATACCTTGAGAATTAGAGGTATTTCCATATAATTTACCATTACCAACCCCTCCTCTATTTGTTATTTGATTTTGTTTTAATGAAACTGAACCCCCTTGTAATATATATTTTTTAGCTAGTTCATCTCCCCAAACATTATATTTTCTTCCTATAGGGTGTTCTTCTTTAACATTGGTTCCAGATATTAATCTGACCCAAGCATTTCTGTTATTTTGATAAATTAAATGATTATTTGTTCTTAACTGGTGTGATTTTTCTAAATATTTTTTTCTAACTTCTATTTGTTTAGCAACATATTTTTGAAACGGACCCCCAGCTATATTTGTATAATCTTTGCTCATAATTGATTTATTTGTTGAAACTTATTTTGAAACGATTCAATATTTTTAGGTATGAATAATTGTATTCCTATTGGAGGATACATAGAATCACATTCTAGATTATTTATAGTGGGTAAAACCCACCATAAATTTTCATTACCCCAAAAATCCATAGCTATTAAATCGTATCTATCTTGTGTAGATGTTATAATATAATAATCTTCTTCTTGAGAACCTAACTCAGGATAATAAACTTGATTATATATAGTTTTTCCTGTTTCAGTTTTTGAAGTTCCTATTATTTGGTATCTTGATATCATAATCTTTCTATATAATCTCCTTGTTTACTAATAAAGTTTTCTATATTTCCAATTTTATTTGATATTAATGAACCATTATTAAAATCATTTTTAGTAACTGTCCTTGGCAATTCATCATAAATTGGAATAAATGATACACTTACATCTATTGCGTGTGGTAATTCCATCATATCATTATCTCTTCCACCTTCAGGTTCATCCATCTTGATTTCCCAAGAATAATTATCATTTATTGAAAAATTTAATGATTTAATTACACCAGGCATTCTATATAAATATTCTCCAATTGTAATTCTATGTATATTACCTCTCATAAAACCATTTGTTGGATTATAATCTGGTGTAAGAGTTGATTTTAACCAGTTTAATTTTTGCCATAAAGGTTTCATTTCTTGTTTAGATTGTGCTAAAACAGTGAAATTAAAAGAAATACTTCTATCAAAGCCTTGATAAGTATACATACTATCACCTCTCCCTGCATATTTCTTTCCATCCCAACCACCACTAACATTATCTGTAAATCCTTTTAAATATGCTCTAAAGTGAGATCTGTATGTATTTCTTATATTATCATTATCTATAGTCTCAAAAGCAAATTTAATTAAATCTCGTGTATTTGGATCTTTTTCAATTACTTTATCAAACACACCATAATATATAGGAGTTAAATTTACTTTATCTTGGCCTGGTTCAAATATTTGATTTGTATTTATTCTAAATTCTCTTGGCCTAGCCCCAGGTGAACCAACCCCAATTCTTCTCTCCATATTAATTAAAGGAGAAGTATAATCTCTTGAAAATACACTTCCTGATGGTAATATATCTTTTCTAAAATCAGTTATAGAAGAACCTATTATATATCTTTCTTTTTCTAATAATTCTTTTTTTATATAAAATTGTGGGGTTTTTTGAAATATAAAATTATCCTGTATTCCTAATTCTCTATCATCTATATTTATTATACCTTTTATTGTATTAGTAGCACCTTCTATTGGTAATATAGAAGAAGATACAGGTTCTATATATCTTATATTATTATTAGGTTGTTTTGAAGTATCAATTATTAACCCTGTATGATCTGTAGCTCTAAATATTATTGTTTCCCCATCACCATATAATGAACCAGGACCACCAATATAACTCATTATTTGTGTAGGATCTTCTGATATCCCTAGACTTTGCAATCTGAATGAATTAATATTTTTTCTTATTTTAGAATCATATAAATTAAATAATCTATTTTCTTCTAATGATTTTTTACCAACTAGTGAAAAATATTTATTTTCATCTTCTGTAAGTGTAAATGGAGTTGCTCCTGCTCTTGGTATATGTTGTCCTGTTCCTGATTTTAGTACGGATAATAATAAATTTGAGTTTAGATTATATGTTCTAGTATTAATCCTTCCCCCATTTTTCCCGGTTTCAATAAGTGGGTTAGATTTTTGTAATCCTACTTGTTTTAGGGTAAAATTACTACCTTTAGGAAAATCAGTTAAAAATTTACGTATTCTTATTGCATCTTCTGCTACTGCTCTTACAGAATATAACCCTCCGCGAATAGGAAAATCTGTTGAAAATTTCGCTGATTCTAGCGCTATTCTTTCTATCGCAGAAGATTGTTGTGGAGTAGAGGTTTTGATATATGGTAAACCAGAGTCACCACCACCAGGTGTATCCTTACCCCATCTTAAATTAGTAAGATTGGTTTGAAGATTTATTAAAGCCATTTATTAACCTGGTAAATTATCTGTATATTTTGGTGGAGTTAATCCATTTAAGTCTAATTGAGATGGAACAGGTAGGTTTGGTAATGAAGGATTACCATTTATTGAATATTCATTATGTTGCTGTGAAGTCATCAATTGAGGTAAATTATTTTCTGTAATTCCTCCTTTTGATAATGTTGATGTTACTTCTTGTCCTAAAATTTGTGGCATGATATTATTTATTATTAGAAATTTATTTTTAAATCTTTTTTATTTATCAAAATATTGGATATTTCATCATCACCTACTCCTTCATAAGGAATATTAAATTTATCCAAAATAGATATTAAATTATTTACATCCTCTTCTTCATCTTCACCAAAATCTAAATTTAATATATTTGGATTATCATCAAAAACAGTTCCAAACCAAACATCATCATTTAAAGAAAGTTTATATATTTTATACCCATCTCCTTCATCATAATCATCTTCTAAATCCTCAATTTCAAATTTTGGAAAAGTTGGATTATTAATTTTTATTTCATTGATTCCTGCAAGTTGTTGCATACGAGTAACTTCATTTAATTGTTTCATATTTTATATTTTAATTTATTATAAATATTATACTCTTCTATTATTTATTGCTAGTGGTGTTAAAATATTTTGAGATACTTTATTTCCATCTAAATTAACAGTCATTCCTTTGTTAACTGCTGTTATTAAATTATCTAATTTATTTATCATAACATCCATTTTATTACCTAAAGTTGATGATAAAACAGTTATTGAAGACTCACTTGATTGAATTTGTGTAGTTTCTTTTTTACCACCTAAATTAGTTCCTGCTACTATTCCATCTTTATTACCTATAAAGGTATCTTCTTTATCTAATTGGATAGAACCTTTGGGACCTGAAACCATCAATCCTCCATCAGAACCAATAATACCATCATCAATTCCTATTACCCCTTTTGCAGCTTTTATTAATGGAACATTTCCTAGAGATGATGTGTATCCTTCCCAAGATGCTTTTGTGTTGCTAAAGTCACTTTTACCAAAACTAAAAATCCACTTTAATGAATCAACAATTCCATTTACTATTAATCCAACCATTTTAAAGGCAGGTGCCATACCATCACTTATAAAACTTACTATAGGGCCCAATATTGTAAATATCTCTCCTAATATATCTAATACGGGCATTAATGGTTCAGCTATTTGAGTAAAAACATCTTGTAATTTAGCAAGGGTAGCTTGAAATCTTTCTTGTGCTGATGTAGATGCAAATTGATTTGCTAATTGTTCATCTCCTAATTGTTTTATAGCTCCTTCTACTCCATATTGCTTAACTAATTCATTATATCTTGCTCTAGCTTCTTCTTTATTTTTAGCTCCTATTTTATTTAAAGCTTCACCTTCCATTAACATATTAGCCATTTCATCTCTAGACATACCTAATGCTTTAGCTTGAGCTTCTTGTTGTAAGACATTCATTTCACCAAAACTAGCAAATGTTATACCCTGTTTGTTCAATTCTTCAGCTAAACCACCTAAATCATTAGTCAAAGCGTAATATCTTGCTCTTTCTAAATTAAGTTGTTTACCAGTCATTACTTCAGATTCAAATTCAGCAGAAATTGAACTTTCAATATCTAATAAACTTTGTGATATACTTTCTAATTGTTTAAGATCAGAACCTAACATTTTAGCTTGAGCTGATGCTGTTCCTAATTCTTTTCCTTGTGCTGTATATGTTAGTAATGTAGCTTTTGAAATATTATTTATATCATTTAATAATGTTTTTTCATTTATTGCTAAACCATTTTTTATATTCTGAGCCTTTACTTGACCTAAAAAATTAGCAGCGATTTCTTTTTCAGATTTATTAGTAAGTAGTTTTAATTTATATAATTGTCCTGCGGCTTCATTAGAATACCCGGCTTGTTTAGTAAGTTCCGTATAGTTAATCAATGATTCCTTACTAAGCATTGTGTTTGTTCCTAATATTTCACTTAATTCCAGGAAAGATTGATTTAATTTTTGGGCATCTATAAATACATTTCCTGTATTATATGCTATTGCGTTTACTTCATTATTTATGCCTCTAGCCTGATCATATGATATACCAAACTGTTTTGCCGTTTCTCCAGCTAATTTATCTAAGCTCAACATAGCATCTACTAACATAGCTATAATGGCTAATGGACCTAAGGATTTAGCTAGATTTACTCCTAAATTTTTAACTAAATTACCAGCCGTCTTAAGGTTGTTTACTAAAGTAGTTCCAAAATTACCTTCATTACCAGAATTTCTTCGAGCTTCAACTAAAGTTTTTGCATATTCTCTTGTTTTACCTATAGCATCATCAATTCCTAGTTTAGATGCCATCCAACCTACGGCAGCGCCACCGGCAGGGCCAGCAACCGCAGTTGCCAACATGGGTGCAACCCCTTTAAGTATTCCTAATAAAGTATCCATTATTTCCATCTACCCCATGTGCATTCGTAAGCTATCCAAGTTGCAAATATGTAACAAAGTGCCATAACGCTTTTCATTACACGCCTGTCGTGTTGCTCTAAATACTTATCTTGCCGTTCTTCCCATTGTTTTCTAGCTTTAATACCCTGTATTTCATCCCAAGCTTTATTGCCGTATTTCTTAGTAATTTCTTCTTTAATTTTTTCTTCTGATTGCTTGGCTAACATTAGCCTTTGAAATTCATCAACCGCTTCAATAATGGTGTAAGTGTCAGGATTAACTTGCCTGGCTTTTTTTCTAGAATCTGCCCTTTCTTTTGCCGTTTTATCTGCTACTGCCAATACACCATCAATTGCTTTAGATAGTTCTTCGCTGGCTTTTACAGATTCATTAAGAGTTTTGGTAACGCTTTTAGCACCATCTATAATTCCAAAGGGATCGGGCATACATCATTAACTAACCTTTAATACCAAAGTAACTAAAGTTAAAATAATGAATCCAGCACTACCTAATAAGATTTGCTCAATCCGTTTTAGCCTTGCACAAATTGAGTCGTAGCGAATTTGGCATACGGCTTCATGTGAGTTTAATTTGGCTTCTGTGCTTGTAACCATTTTGTTAAGTTTTCATAATGTAAGCTAATGCGTAGTAAGGTGGCAAATTGCCGCCAGTTGGGCTTACGCCAGCATTGACTAATGTAATGCCAGTTGTTGCAGTTGCAGTTTGTTGTATAAGGGCGGAAAATTGGGCAAAAGTTGCAATGCTAGTACCACTTGCAGAACCAGCCGTTCCAGCATTTTGTCCCCAATTTATAGTATGAGCATGACCAGGATCAGTAACAGTATGTGTATGAGTAGGCAAAGTTGAATCAGCCGATCCACCAGTTGCACCTACTGCATATGTGCTACCAGCGGCAATTACAAATCTATTACGCAAATCCGGAGTTGCATTAGTACCATCACAAAGTACCCACCCAGTTGGAATAGAACCTATACTTCCTGACCAAATAATAATCATGCCGGCAACAAAAGCATTTGATACGGCTGGGGCAGATTGCAAAATAGGGTACAAATC